AATGTTCGTTGCTAAGCGCTTGCTTGACACTGAATTGCGTGTGGCTACTGCCGATAACGACATCAACGCGATTAAAGCAATGGGTACTGTGCCTGAAGGCTACACCGTTAACCACTGGTTGACAGACACCAATAACTGGTTCTTGTTAACTGATGTACCTAACGGCTTGAAGCACTTTGAGCGTATGCCTATGGCTACATCAATGGACGGAGACTTCGATACTGGCAACGTTCGCTACAAAGCACGTGAGCGTTACAGCTTCGGTTGGTCAGATCCATTGGGTATCTGGGGTTCAAATCCGAGCTAATCGGGTAGTAAGAAAAAGGCAGCTTCGGCTGCCTTTTTTGTTGCATTTATTTTTATTTGGAGTAATATTCAATAAACCGGGTGAACCGGCTTATTAGACTGCCCCGGCAGACGCATACAAGACTAATAAGCTCAACTTTGTATGAAGGAAAATTCAAATGGCACTAACCACATTTAGCGGTCCAGTCAAATCAACTAACGGTTTTATCGTTGGTTCTGGTTCAACAGTTTCTAAAATTTTGTCTGGCTCAGCATCTTTAAACTTCGGTTCAATCTCTGCTGTTTCACAAGCTGACTTGACTATTACTGTTACTGGCGCTGCCGTTGGTGACGAAGTAATCATGGCTCTTCCAGCTGCTCCAGCCGCAGGTATTGTATTTAACGCGTTTGTTTCAGCTGCTAACACAGTGACTATTCGTGCTTCTAACATTACTGCTAGCCCAGTTGACCCAGCAGCCGCAACATACGGCGTAATCGTAATCGCTGCTTAATTAATCCACGGGGCGTTAGCCCCTTAATATCTTAGGAGATTAAGTATGCAATATGATGTCAAGTCGGCCTACACAGCCGCAGATGCAGCGCTGGTAACATCACGCACTCGTTTAAAAGGCATGTACATTGTTGTCGGTACGGGTGGAGCAAACCCAGTTACTGTGTATGACAATTCTAGTGCTGGTTCAGGTACGATTGTTTTCCGTGCAGGCGCAAGCGTTGCCGGTGCCCATACCGTAGTTATTCCGGGTGAAGGCATTTTGGCTATGAATGGTTTGTATGTAGATACAGGTAGCGCGGATAGCGTGACTATTATTTATGGCTAAGACTCCTGCGTGGCAACGTAAGGAAGGGAAGTCCGAATCCGGCGGTTTAAACGCTAAGGGTCGGGCTTCTTATAACGCTGCTAATCCTGGCAAACCGGGCCTAAAGGCTCCACAGCCAGAGGGCGGCCCACGTCGTGACTCTTTCTGCGCGCGCATGAAAGGTATGAAAAAGAAGCTGACATCAGCTAAAACAGCAAACGATCCAAACTCACGTATTAATAAGTCTCTACGCGCATGGAATTGCAAAGAAGGTGGCGCGGTTAAAGGTGATGGTTGTGCGGTTCGTGGCAAGACAAAAGGTAGGAACGTTTGATGGAAATGGTTATTTGGAACGCCATAATGACGGCTTTCTTGGCATTGTTAGGTTTTGTTTTAAAAGATAAAGCCGACGAAATCAAAGCTTTGCGCACATTATTGAGCAAAACTCGTGAAGAGCACGCTAAAGATTACGTGACTAAAGCTGAAGTTCACAACGATATTAATCGTGTTTTAGACCGCATCGATCGTCTAGAGAACAAGATTGACCTATTTATTCGGGAGCAAAAAAGTGCCCTCAACTAGTAAAAAGCAACACAATTTCATGGCGGCTGTCGCCAAAAACCCAAAGTTCGCCAAGAAAGTTGGCGTACCAACTTCTGTAGGAGAAGAGTTCATGAAAGCAGACAAAACAAAGAAGTACGCTAAAGGCGGTATGTCACATTCAGACGTATCAATGGACAAGAAGGTTGTGAAAAAAGCCGTTGGCATGCACGAGAAACAGCTGCATGGCGGTAAGAAATCTAACCTAACAAAATTAAAATCTGGCGGTTCATGCTCAGGCTACGCTAAAGGCGGCGGTATTGAGATGAAAGGCAAGACACGCGGAAAGGTCTGCTAATCATGGCTGATAAAAAAACATATAGAGAACGCACGATTGACGTGGTCGGCGCAGATGACAGCAGTGTAGACCGTCAACGTTTGAAAAAAACACGCCCAGGATTCTTTAAAGACGAGCCTCATACACAAGAAAGCATGATGCGCGGACTTGAAGAAGCCGAAGTGGCAGAAAAAGGCATGCTTGGTCGTGCGGCAAATAAGCTAAAAACCAACATTTTGGGTTCAGCTGTAGATAATGAATTGGCTGGCGAACGCGAAGCTGAACAAGCCGCTAAAAACCCAGAAGGCAATCAAGCTAAATTCCGCAAAATGATGGGTAAAAACAAAGGCGGTACCGTTGTGTACAAAAAAGGCGGTAAAGTCCGTGGTTGCGGTTGCGCACAAAAAGGACTAACTAAAGGACGCATGGTATGAGAGCCAGTCGTGGCATGGGGTGCATGTCAGAAGCTAAGTTGAAAGGCGTTACAAAAGTAATGCCTAAGATGAATCCTGACAACACGGACGTTTACAAAAAGGGCGGTAAAGTTAACGCAGCTGGTAACTACACAAAACCAGAACTGCGCAAACGTATCGTTTCTGAAGTAAAAGCCGCCGCAACCCATGGCACAGGTGCAGGTCAGTGGTCAGCTCGCAAGGCTCAGTTAGTGGCTAAGAAGTACAAAGCCGCAGGTGGTGGGTACAAGTGAGCGGATTAGCTAAACCGCAGAAGTCGTTAAAGGCTTGGGGTGAGCAAAAATGGCGCACCAAGTCTGGTAAACCGTCTAGTGAAACAGGTGAGAGATACTTACCTGAAAAAGCAATAAAAGCGCTGTCGCCAGCAGAATACGCAGCGACAACAAAAGCAAAACGTGCTGGTAAAGCGGCTGGTAAGCAGTTTGTAGCCCAGCCAAAGAGCATTAAACAAAAAGTAAAGCCTTACAGGAAAGTTAAATGACTACATCCGGTACAAGTTCGTTTAATTTAGACCTCAGCGAGATTATCGAAGAGGCTTTTGAGCGTTGTGGCTCAGAACTTCGTTCCGGCTATGACCACAGAACTGCGCGCAGATCTTTAAACTTGTTGTTTGCTGACTGGGCTAACCGCGGCATCAACATGTGGACTATTGAGCAGGGCACGATTAACTTGGTGCAGGGGCAAAACACATACAACCTGCCGGTCGATACCGTCGACCTGATTGAACACCAGATTCGTACAGGCGCTGGTAACCAGTACACACAAGCAGATTTGACAATCACACGCATCAGCGTGGATACATACACAACAATCCCAAACAAGTTGAGCCAAGGTCGCCCGATTCAAGTTTGGATTCAGCGTATGTCTGGAGCTCAATATCCCGTGGGTCTCGGCCCTAATGGTACAAACCCAAGTACAAATATTGATAACCCAAAGATTACTGTTTGGCCTACACCAGATGGCTCCCAGCCGTATCAGTTCGTTTACTGGCGCTTGCGTCGTATTCAGGATGCTGGAGATGGCGTTAATACATTTGACGTACCGTTTCGCATGATTCCTTGCTTAGCGGCTGGTTTGGCGTATTACATGGCATTAAAGATTCCTGGTGCGGAAGCTCGCTTACCGATTTTGAAACAGCAGTACGATGAAGCTTGGGAAATGGCTGCCACAGAAGACCGTGAGAAAGCTGCCCAGCGATTTGTGCCGCGCAGAATGTTTATAACCTAGGAGTAACGTGTGTCTTATCCGTTCGCTTCTGGGAAATGGGCTATTGCGATATGCGATAGATGTGGTCAACAGTTCAAGCTTAAAACACTTAAAACTGAGATTATCAAAACAAAGCAGTACAACCTTTTGGTGTGCGATTCTTGTTGGGACCCTGATCACCCGCAGTTACAGTTGGGTATGTATCCGGTTAACGACCCGCAAGCGCTGCGAAATCCAAGACGGGATACTACGTATTACCAGTCGGGCTTAAACGCTGAAGGTGACCCATCTGGCGGCAGTAGGCAGATACAATGGGGGTGGGCCCCAGTAGGTATGGCTCAAAGTTTTGATTCAGCCCTAACGCCAAACGATTTAGTTGGTAAAGGGCAGGTCGGTGTTGTAACGGTGGAGGTGTCATGAAGTCTTGCACAAAATGTGGTGATGTAAAACCATATGCGGACTTTTACGCCCAAAAAATGAACAGCAAAGACGGATATCAAAGTCATTGCAAGAAGTGCGACAATGCAAGAAAAGACGCCTGGAAGCTAAAAAATCCAGAACTTGCAAAAAGCTATAGTAAAAAAGCTGACGCAAACAAGTATGTGAAAAATAAAAGTACTATTAATAAGCGTAACAAAACTTGGAAAGTTGAAAACCCAGGAGCGCTGCAGAGCATGGACGCAAGGCGTCGTGCAGCTGTTTTAAAGCGTACGCCAGCGTGGTTAAGTGATTTTGACCACCTGCGCATTAAATGTAGATATGAAGTAGCAGCCATGCTTAATAAACATGGTGTACAACGGTGGCATGTGGACCATATAATTCCACTACAGGGTAAGACGGTTTCTGGTTTGCACGTACCGTCTAATTTACAAGTTATTACCAAGGCTGCAAATTTAGCCAAAGGTAATTCATTTCTGGAGTAAATTATGTTTAAAAAAGCAGCAGATGGCATCGCCAAAAAAGCTAAAACCGAAGGTAAAAACTTAGGTGATACAGGTCCGTCAGTAGGTAATTTCACTGGCAAAGGCGGAAGTAGTGGTAAAACTAACGCAGATATGAAAAAATTGGGTCGTAACTTGGCTAAAGTTGCAGCTCAGAAACGCGGTTCTTCAAGAGGACGTTAATCATGCCTACATACAAGCAAGAAAAGAAAGTGGCTAGCCCAGTAGTTGGCGCTGCCGACATCAAAGAAAACTTAAAGAGCCCGCACTCTGACGCAAACGTTCGCGTTGGTGAGTACAAAGGCGTTAAGACTTCAGGTATCGTGACTCGCGGTAACGGTTGCGCTACCAAAGGTAAAACTGCTAGAGGACCGATGGCCTAATGAACTACGCAGAACTCCGTCAGGCAATACAGGACTACACTGAAACCGACGAGACAATTTTTGTCCAAAATATACCGACTTTTGTAGAACAAGCAGAAGAGCGTATATACAACAGTGTGCAGATCCCTGCGCTGCGTCGTAACGTTACTGGTAACACGACAGCTACTAACAAGTATTTGGCGTGTCCTGACGACTTTCTGTCTGTTTATTCAATGGCGGCTGTTGATGCCACTGGTAGGTATGAGTACATGCTTAATAAAGACGTGAACTTTATCCGTCAAGCGTACCCAAATCCTAATTCACAAGGCCTGCCAAGGTACTACGCGTTGTTTGGCCCACGTTCAGGCAACTCTAACGAGCTTGCTTTTATTTTGGGGCCTACACCAGACGCAGCTTATTCCATTGAGCTGCACTACTTTTATTATCCAGAATCAATTGTCACGGCAGGCACTAGCTGGCTTGGTGATAACTATAGTCCCGTCTTATTGTATGGCGCGCTGCGCGAAGCTTATTTATTCCAAAAGGGTGAACAAGACTTGATTCAAAACGTAGAGGCGAAATACAATGAGGCATTAGCGCAACTTAAACGTCTTGGTGATGGCTTGGAGCGTGGTGACGCTTACAGAGATGGCCAGACAAAACTGCAGTACAACAAATTATAGGAGTAGAAAATGGCAATTACCCAAGCAATGGCAACCAGCTTCAAGGTCGGTCTTTTAGACGGAACCTTTGATTTTGGTACCGGCACATCACAAGTATTTAAGATTGCGCTTTACACAAGTTCAGCGACTTTAGATGCAACGACAACAGCTTACACAACGTCTAACGAAGTAACAGGTACAGGCTACACGGCCGGCGGCAACACGCTGACGGTATCTCAAGTTCCGACTTCAACAGGCACAACAGCCTTCTTAGACTTTGCAGACAGCACATGGTCATCAGCAACAATTACAGCTCGTGGTGCTTTGATCTACTTAGCAAACGGTACAACAAACGATGCAGTTTGCGTACTAGACTTCGGTAGCGACAAGACATCAACGAACGGCAACTTTACTGTAATTTTCCCAGCTGCTGACGCAAGCAACGCAATTATTCGTATCGCCTAAAGGAGCCAATCATGGCATTGGTTCTAGCTGACCGCGTACGGGAGCAGTCGACCACAACTGGCACTGGTACATTAGTACTTACTGGTGCCGTTGTTGGTTTTCAGACTTTCTCAACAGCCATTGGTAACGGCAACACAACTTACTACACAATCTCAAACCCAGGCGTTAATGAATGGGAAGTTGGTATTGGTACTGTTTCAGCGGGTCAGTTGGCTCGTACAACCATTTTGTCGTCTTCTAACAGCGGTTCATTGGTTAACTTCAGTGCTGGTACAAAAGATGTGTTCGTTACTTACCCAGCTGAAAAGTCTGTTAATGAAGATGCAAGCAACATAGTTAACATCACGTCTTTAGCGGCTGGCACTATTTCAGCTACTGGTCAGGTTACTTCAACAGTTACAACAGGCACAGCGCCGTTGGTGATTGCATCAACAACCAAAGTAAGTAACTTAAACGTTGACTTGTTAGATGGATCAGATTGGGCAGCTCCTCCAGCGATTGGTTCTGGTACTGCTAACTCAGCTGCGTTCACAACGATTTCTGCAACAGGCGATGTGACATTCAGTGGCACAGGCGCAACCAAGCTACAGAACGGTACTACAGGCCAGCGTCCAGGCACACCAGCTCAGGGTATGTTGCGCTACAACACCTCTTTGGCTCAGTTCGAAGGCTATAACGGCACAGATTGGGGTGGCATCGGCGGTGCGCAAGCGGGTGGTGCGATTCAAGTTAACAACACAACAGCTTCAGTCAGTTACACAATTGCTACAGGTACAAA